CGATGGAATTAGATGGTTTGAAACCAGCGTGAATTCAGCAAAGGATCAAATCGATTCGAACCTTAAGGATGCGATTCATACTTTGAGTAAATAATTTGTTTGCTGGTCCGCCACGCGAAGAATGACACATCTTGTTAAATTTGATAAGCCACTGGCATCTGCTGGTGGCTTTTTTATTGGAGCCAACAATATGCCAGCAGCTATCCCGCGCGCCTGCCGTAAACGAGGGTGCTCCGGCACCACCACAGACCGTTCCGGCTACTGCGAGGCGCACCGTAACGAAGGATGGCAGCAGCACCAGCGAGGTCTGAGCCGCCACAAGCGTGGCTACGGCAGTAAATGGGACATCATCCGCGTCCGCATCCTTAAGCGTGATCGATACATCTGCCAGGAATGCCTGCGCAACAGCAGGCCAGTTCCGGCAACTACGGTTGACCACATCAAACCCAAAGCTCGCGGTGGCACTGACAACGACAGCAATCTCGAATCGCTGTGCTGGCCATGCCATAAACGCAAGACAGCAACGGAGAGAAACAGGTGAAGCAGAAGAAAGTGCAACTGGCTCATATCTATCGCGGACAGGTCTTGATGGGCTATGGCATCGCAGTCGATGGTGTGCTGCTCAGCCAGCAGTTGAGTACCACAGTTAACACCGAACCGGCCACCATGCCCAGCATCACCGCCGTCTTTAGCCTTGATGCCGGCATGAACGAGCACCCGGTCAGGATAGACCTGAGTGAGAATGATTCGTAACGACAGCATGTGAAATGATTTCAAATGCAATCATCCTGATGTGAATGATATCGATTCTCATCAACGGGGAGGGCGGGTCAAAAGTTCAGGCCCCTGCCTGCTAAGGACCGCCGCCTCAGTCAGATTTTTACACCCGCGAAATATAAAATTTAACTGGAGCGTCTATGGCTGGAGCGACGGGCCGATCCGGACGCCGCGCCAAGCCGACTGCCCGGAAGTTGCTGGCAGGCAATCCGGGTAAGCGCGCCCTCAATAAAGAAGAACCCTCCTTCACACCCATAACCGGCGTTGAACCGCCCGAGTGGCTCAGCGAATCCGCTGCAACAATGTGGAGAATGGTCTCTAGTGAGCTTTGCGCGCAGGAGGTTTTGTGCGCCACGGATTTACACAATCTCGAAATGTTTTGTGTGGCCTATGCCAACGCCCGCGCTGCGCAAGTGGACGTTGCTAAAAATGGAATTACCGTAACTGGCGCAATGGGCGGTGTGATCAAAAACCCGGCGCTGACCGTTCTGAATGAAGCAATGCGGCAGATGGCCTCATTCGGAGGCATGCTCGGGCTGGACCCCAGCAGCAGGCAGCGCCTGATTGGTGGGAACAAAAAACAGTCGGACAATCCCTTTAAAAATCTATGACACGTAAATCCTACCCTAACGTGAACGCCGCAAATCAATATGCCCGCGACATCGTCCGGGGGAAAACTGTGGCGTGCCGCTACGTCATCGATGCGTGCCAGCGGCACCTGGACGATCTGGCGAAAGAAAAAACGAAAAAATTTCCCTACCGGTTCGATAAAGACCTGGCGGAAAAAGCGGCAAAGTTTATCCAGCTCCTGCCGCATACGAAAGGCGAGTGGGCCTTCAAACGCATGCCCATCACCCTGGAGCCCTGGCAATTGTTTATCGTTTGTTCGGCGTTCGGCTGGGTGCGTAAGGGTTCGAAGCTGCGGCGTTTCCGCGAGGTTTATACCGAGATCCCGCGCAAGAATGGTAAGTCAGCGATCTCTGCCGGTGTGGCATTGTTCTGCTTCACCTGCGACGACGAGTTTGGCGCAGAGGTTTACTCCGGCGCCACGACAGAAAAGCAGGCGTGGGAAGTGTTCCGCCCGGCGCGACTGATGTGTAAGCGCACCCCGGCGCTTTGTGACGCGTTTGGCGTGGAGGTTAATGCCTCCAACCTGAACCGACCGGAAGATGGGGCCCGTCTTGAACCGCTGATCGGCAACCCTGGCGACGGTGCCTCTCCGAGTTGTGCGATCGTGGACGAATACCACGAGCACGATACCGATGCACTCTACACCACCATGCTGACAGGTATGGGTGCCCGGCGTCAGCCGCTGATGTGGGCCATTACCACAGCGGGATATAACATTGAGGGACCGTGCTACGACAAGCGCCGGGAAGTCATTGAAATGCTGAACGGCACGGTACATAACGATGAGCTGTTCGGTGTGATTTACACCGTTGATGAGGGAGATGACTGGACCGATCCGGCGGTGCTGCGCAAGGCGAACCCCAACATGGGCATTTCGGTCTACAGCGATTTCCTGCTGAGCCAGCAGAAACGGGCCATGAACAATGCCCGCCAGGCCAACGTCTTCAAAACCAAACACCTGAACATCTGGGTATCAGCCCGCGCGGCTTATTTCAACCTGGTCAGCTGGCGCAACTGCGAGGATGAGACGCTGACGATCGAGCAGTTCGAAGGCCAGCCTTGCTATCTCTCGTTCGACCTGGCCCGAAAACTCGACATGAACAGCATGGTGCGGATCTTCACGCGTGATATTGACGGCAGGAGGCACTATTACTGTATAGCGCCTAAGTTCTGGGTACCCTATGACACGGTATACAGCACTGACACCGATCATCAGCGTACTGCTGAACGCTTCCAGAAGTGGGTGAATTCCGGGCACCTAGAGGTAACTGAAGGTGCAGAGATCGACTACCGCGTCATCCTGGAGGAAGCCAAGGCGGTTAACCGGCATAACCCGGTGGAGGAATCAGCCATCGACCCCCACGGTGCCACAAACCTGTCTCATCATCTGGCCGATGAGGGTCTCACCCCGATAACAATCGTCCAGAACTACACCAATATGTCGGATCCGATGAAAGAGCTTGAGGCGGCGATAGAGGCCGGACGCTTCCACCATGACGGCCACCCAATACTGACGTGGTGTATCTCTAACGTGGTGGGTAAACACCTTCCTGGTAACGACGACGTTGTGCGGCCCATTAAGGAGCACAGCGAGAACAAAATCGACGGGGCCACTGCCCTGATCATGGATATAGGCCGGGCCATGCTGCCGGAGACCCGACAGGATCTTAACGGCTTCTTTGAAAATCCCATCATGGTAGGTTTCTGATGAAGAAAAATAAGCAGCCGGGCAAGGTAAAAAGCGCCTTGCTCAACTGGCTGGGCGTGCCCATCAGCCTGACTACCGGAACGTTCTGGCAGGAATGGTATGGCACGAGCAGCAGCGGCAAGGTTGTCACGGCAGATAGGGCGATTCAGCTATCGGCCGTCTGGGCCTGCGTCCGTCTTCTGAGCGAGTCGGTGTCCACGTTGCCGGTTAAGATTTACACCCGGCAGGCTGATGGTTCGCGCAAGCTGGCGCAGAACCATCCGGTTTACCAGGTGCTTTGTCGCCGTCCTAATCTGGAAATGACGCCGTCGCGCTTTATGCTGATGGTAGTGGCCAGCATCTGCCTACGCGGTAATGCCTTTGTCGAGAAGCTGTTTATCGGCAATAAGCTGGTTTCGCTGGTGCCATTGATGCCCCAGAACATGGTAGTAAAGCGGCTGGATACCGGGAGGCTGGAATACACCTACACCGAGAACAGCAAGAAACGAGTTATTCCCGAAAAGAACCTGATGCACATCCGGGGATTTGGCCTTGATGGTGTCTGCGGCATGATGCCAATGATGACAGGTCGTGACGTGATCGGCGCGGCGATGGCCGTCGAAGAATCCGCTGCAAAGATTTTCGAAAATGGCCTGCAAAGCTCCGGTTTTCTTTCAGCTGACGCGGCGCTTGATAAGGATCAAAGAGAGCGACTTCGGGGCTATATGGAGGCCTTTACCGGCTCTAAAAACGCCGGAAAAATTATGGTTCTTGAGGGCGGGCTGAAATATCAGAACGTCACTATGAACCCGGAAGCCGCGCAGATGCTTGAGTCGCGGTCGTTCAGCATCGAGGAAATCTGCAGATGGTTCCGCGTACCGCCATTTATGGTCGGCCACACATCGAAGCAGAGCAGTTGGGCATCGAGTCTTGAGGGTATGAACCTCCAGTTCCTGACCCACACGTTGCGTCCGCTGCTGGTGAATATCGAGCAGGAGATCTCACGTTGTCTGCTGAATGGCGAAGAGGACCTCTTTGCTGAGTTTTCAGTTGAGGGCCTGCTGCGCGCCGACAGCGCTGGCAGGGCTGCTTACTACACCAGTGCGCTGCAGAACGGCTGGATGTCCCGTAACGACGTTCGTCGCCTGGAAAACATGCCACCGATTGAGGGCGGCGACCTTTATACAGTGCAGCTCAACCTGACGCCGCTTGAAGACCTGAAGCAAAACAGCCAGGCAGCACAGGCTTTCGCGCTGCGACAGGTTCATAACCACGTATTCCCCGACATCCCCTTCGAACAGTCCCCGCTGAAACAAGCGGCTTAGGAGCATCCATGACAATTAAAAGCCTTCCGGCGGCGCCGGAGGGGCGACCTTTTGCGCGCGAAAAATCTGACCTGCCGGCAGCGGCAATGGAGCGCTGGAACGGCGGCATCCGCGCCGCCCGGGACGGTGACAACAGCATTTCTATCTTTGACGTGATCGGCGCGGACTACTGGGGAGACGGCGTAACGGCCAGCCGCATTGCCGGAGCGCTTCGCTCCCTTAATGGCGCTGACGTAACGGTCAACATCAACAGCCCCGGTGGCGACATGTTCGAGGGGCTGGCCATTTACAACCTGCTGCGAGAATACGACGGCAAAGTAACCGTGAAGGTGCTTGGCCTGGCGGCATCGGCGGCATCAATTATCGCGATGGCCGGTGATGATGTACAGATCGGACGCGGCGCCTTCCTGATGATCCACAACTGCTGGGTCTATGCGATGGGTAACCGTCACGACCTGGCGCAGATCGCCGCTGACATGGAGCCGTTTGATAACGCGATGAGCGATATCTATCAGGCGCGCAGCGGTCTAGATGCCGACACTATCGGCAAGATGATGGATGGCGAAACCTATATAGGCGGCAGTGAAGCGGTAGCGAAGGGCTTTGCTGACAGCCTTCTTTCCGCTGATGAAATTGCCGACGACGACGACAGTCCGGCGGCGGCGCTGCGCAAGCTTGACGCGCTGCTGGCCAAAACCGATACGCCACGATCTGAACGACGAAAACTTCTTAAAGCCTTATCCGGCAGCAAGCCAGGCGCTGCTGCCATCCCTGAAGGTACGCCGGGCGCTACCGAAGAAATCAACCCTGACAATATCAAACAACTTGAAGACGCCCTGGCGGCGTTCGGCCAATAAGGAAAGACCATGTCTGAAGTTAACGAATTACTGAAAAAAGTTTCTGCGAAGCTGGAAGAAGTTTCCGGCACTTTCAGCCAGAAAGCCGAGGACGCGCTGAAGGAGGCTAAAAGCTCTGGTCAGCTGTCTGCGCAAACCAAAGAGGCAGTGGATAAAATTGCCACTGAACACAATGCGCTGAACGATGCGCTTAAGTCGCTGAAATCTTCAGTAGGTGAAATTGAGCAGCAGGTTGCTCAGATGCCGCTGGCCAACGCTGCAAAGGTGATCGAGACCGTTGGCCAGACCGTCATCAGCAGCGAAGCACTGAAAGCATTCGCGGCAAGCGTGGAAGGCGGTAAGCGCGTCAGCGTGCCGGTGAACGCCGCGCTTATTTCCACGGATGTCGCCACCGGCGTGGTTGAACCGCAGCGTCTGCCGGGTATCGACACCGCACCGAAACAGCGCCTTTTCATCCGCGATCTGATCGCGCCTGGCCGCACCTCAGCACCGGCCATCTTCTGGGTGCAGCAAACCGGTTTCACCAATGCGGCGAAAGTTGTGCCGGAAGGCACCGCCAAGCCGTACAGCGATATCCAGTTCGCCACGCAGATCACGCCGGTCACCACCATCGCGCACATGTTCAAGGCGTCCAAACAGATTCTGGATGACTTCGCGCAGCTGCAGTCCACTATCGACGCCGAGATGAGTTACGGCCTGAAGTATGTGGAAGAACAGGAAATTCTGTTTGGCGACGGTACCGGTGCGCACCTGAAAGGCATCGTGCCGCAGGCCTCGGCGTACGATGCTGCGTTCACCGTAGAACAACAGAACGGCATCGACGATCTGCGCCTCGCAATGCTGCAGGCTCAGCTGGCGCGCTTCCCGGCTTCCGGCCACGTCCTGCACTTCATCGACTGGGCGAAGATTGAACTTACCAAAGACACGCTGGGCCGCTATATCCTGGCGAACCCGGCGGCCCTGACTGGTCCTACCCTTTGGGGCCTGCCGGTTGTAGCAACCGAAGCCGCAGCATTCCAGGGCAAGTTCCTGACCGGTGCATTCAACGCTGCGGCACAGCTGTTCGACCGTGAAGACGCCAACGTGGTGATCTCCACTGAGAACGCCGACGACTTCGAGAAAAACATGATCTCGATTCGCTGCGAAGAGCGCCTGGCGCTGGCGGTGAAACGCCCTGAGGCGTTCATCTACGGCTCCTTCACTGCGCCTGCAGCAGGTGGCGGCGCGTAATCCTTAACGGCGGCCTGCGGGCCGCTTTTCTTTTTTTCTTTAAGGAGACAGCCATGAAGCTGATTGCTATCAAGCCCATCTACTTTGAAGGCAACGTGCTTACTGAAGGTACTGAGTTCGAGACGCTGGAACAGCATGGTCGCGAGCTGTTGGCTCGCGGTTATGCCGCAGAACCCGGCGCCAAAAAACCGGAACCGGGTAAAGACTCCGATCCAAAAGGAAAGGGTAAAGGTAAGTAAGGGGCGCGCATGCTGACTAAAGAGCAGGTTAAGACGCACTGTCGCCTCGATGCCGAAAGCACTGCAGAAGACGCCTGGATTGAAACCAGAATAAAAGCTGCGGTGCTATATGTGCAGAGATGGACCCGCCGCCGGCTTTATGAAAAGGCAGATGACCCGCTTTATATGGCGGATCCCGACGCGCTGCTTTATGCCGAAGATATCGAAACCGCGATGTTAATGCTTATCGCGCACTGGTACGAAAACCGGGAGGCGGTAATCACTAATGGCACTTCGTCCGCCATTGATCTGGCAGTTGAATCGATACTTCAGCCATATCGGATTTATGGGGTATAGGTGGCGGAATGGCTTGTCGTGATTGTGCTGCTCGCCGTGAGTGGCTGAAAAAATGGATGGCTATTGCCTATGAACGAGCAACAGGTAAAAGAACTTCTGAAAGCGCTGGAGTTGCAGGCAAAAGCGCAGACAGAGCAGACCGCGGCGATAAACCGCCTGGCGGAATCCAGTGAATCACTGGCTGCCTTACTTTATGAGTACATGGCGGGAGATATCGAAATCACCACACTCGATTCACCGGTACCGACTTACCTCAGCGGTCAGCCAAGGGGGTGAGCATGCAGGCCGGAAAACTTCGTCACCGCGTTACATTGCAGAGGCCTGTCAAAACCCAGAGTCCGGCTACCGGAGCCATTATCAACGGCTGGGCTGACGTTGCTACCCTGTGGGCCAGTGTTGTCGATCTGTCCGCGCGTGAGTTTGTAGCGGCCCAGGCAGGGCAGAGCGAAGTCACGACGCGGATCACTATTCGCTGGCGCGATGACGTAACCAGTAAGCACCGCATCCTTTATCTCGGCCGTGTTTATAACGTCCATGGCGTTCTGTCCGACGACAAAAGCGGGCGCGAATATCTGACACTTCCATGTTCGCAGGGGGTTAACGATGGCTGATGGTATTGAGTTCAGCATTACTGGCGTCGATTCTTTGCTGGGAAAACTGGATGCCGTCAGCGTCGATCTGCGTCGCAAAGGTGGCAGGGCTGCGCTCAGGCGTGCCGGCAACATCATCGTCGAGAAAGCGAAGACTAACGCCCGTCGCGTTGATGACCCGGCTACCGGCAGGAGCATCGCAGATAACATCGCCATGCGCTGGAATGGCCGTCTTTTTAAGCGGACGGGCGATCTGAGTTTTCGCATTGGCGTGCTGCACGGCGCGGTCCTTAAAAAGCACCCCGATTTTGGCAAGAACGCACCCACTCCTCACTGGCGACTTATTGAGTTCGGTACCGAAAATGTTCGCGCCCAGCCAATTATGCGCCCGGCAGCGGAGAGCAGTGTCGGCGAAGTGTTAAATACCTTTGGCACAGAGTATGAAAAGGCCATTGACCGGGCTATTAAGCGCGCTCAGAAAAAAGGAATACCACCATGATTGCGCCCATATTTGGTGTATGCGCGGCCAGTGCGGCGGTAACCGCGCTACTCGGATCTGATCCGGTGCGACTATACCCCTTCGGCCAGCAGGATGATGCTGTCGCTTACCCGTATGCGGTGTGGCAGAACATCACTGGCTTGCCGGAAAACTATCTGGCACAGCGGCCGGATGCAGACTCCTTTACGCTGCAGGTAGATGCGTATGCCGACACGGCGGACGAGGTTATCGCCGTCGCCTCTGCGCTGCGTGACGCCATCGAGCCTCACGCTTATATCACACGCCTGGGCGGTCAGGAGAAAGACCCGGAAACAAAGCGATATCGCTACTCATTCGATGTTGACTGGATGGTCACTCGATAAACGAATTATTCAACCACCGGCCTTGAGCCGGTTTTTTTATGACCGGAGATAACAATGTCTGTATTGACGCAAGGTACGCAGCTCTTTGTGCTCGCGAAAGGCGCGGTGAGCGAAGTTGAATGTATCACTGCATTTTCACCCGGCAGCAATCCGGCGGACCAGATTGAAGACACCTGTCTTTCTGAACGCTTTGATCGCAGCTATAAGCGTGGTCTTCGAACGCCTGGCACAGCATCACTGACGCTTAACGCAGATCCTAAAAATACCAGCCACATCATGCTCTACAACCTGTCGATTT